GGGTAGGAGGTATAGATGAGGTTGATGTTGAGTATGAAAATACTTGTTGTGATCTCATGCTTGGATGTACTAAGCAGTGTAAAGGTTCTATTAGATTGGAACTCAAAGTATCCCCCAACAACGAGATCACGATACATCCTATCAAGGACAGTTGGACGAGAGAGGAGGTAGTAGCTTTATGTTCTGAAGCAATGCTTCAAGGTGTACTTTTAGGTACTAAAGGAGAAGGTATGGCTACTAAATTTATTGAGTTTGTAGAAGAAAACCTATAAAGAATTCATCTGTGAACAATGGACAGTGAATGGTGGTATTTTCCCATAGAGGAGAAGTAATGATGAAAAACTCACCCATAATTTACAGCTCTGCCAAAGAGCGTTGTCTGTTGTTCTGTGCAAGGAGGGGTCTCCGTTATAAAGCATCCGTTTGGCAACGGCAGATGATATTTTATTGAGAGAGTGTATAGAAATCGCGGGTTCAGTATTCCTCCCACTTACGCGTATGCAAAGGAGGTCGAACACTCTCTCATCTTATTGTAACAGTGCTATTGACGCATTGAGGAGGCTTAAATACAACTATCGATGTTGTAGCTGTTACATATTTTACTAACTAAAAAACTCATACAAATGAAGTACAAAGGAGAAATAAAAGATTTCCCACATGAAGTGGTAAAGAAAATGCTTGAACGACAGGTTGAACAAGGTAATCAATGCGATTCATCTGTGTTTAAGACGATGAAACGAAGTGAGTATAGAGGATTCACTTGGGGAAAGTCTCCAGAAGGACATGATTTTTGGTATAAAGTAATAAACAATGAAAACTTTGATGTGTTCTTTGAGAAGTATCCTAAGAAAGATGATGGCTTCGTAGTAGGAGAGTGGTATGAAAACAATGGAAACTCTCTTGTTTATCAATTTGCAGGGTATTGTGAGGATGACGATAAACGTATTCGGTTGTCTCATATGAAACAGAAAGGTCTTAGGAAAAAAGTATCAAAAATAGAACCAAAAAACTCACAGTATTTAAAGGCTTCATTCTTACCAATGCATCATTACAAAGAAGTAAATGCAGGGCTTGAGATGTACACCATTGATGATCTTAGGCACGGAAGAGTAGGGCTGTTAAAGGAAGGTTCTGATGAGAAAGTGCTTACAAGACTAATGAAGAAAGCGTTCAAGTATAATATAGATCTCAGACATGCGCGTTTTGCTTTAGGAACCACATCTTATAAAAATAAAGAGATTCCTGGATGTTGTAAAGGATCACAGAACACAGGACATAAGCATGTTAAACGCTGGGTGACAACACATCAAATAAAAGAGGATTCCGACACCTCTACCTCTGTCGGAAATAAACAAATAATCAGTACCAATGGCAACAAAGAAAAAAGTAACAGTAATGAAGGCGAAGGCTCTATTGAATCAGAGTCAGGAAGAGAAAGACAGCATCTCAATGTCTCGCAACTTGGAAGACGCGGAGAAGGACTTGATCCGAGCGATCGAAGACGGAGAGAGAGCAATCTCAACTTCGGAGAGGGAAGAAGACGCTGCGGTGAAGGCATTCGTGGAAACGGGAAACCTCGCAGGACTTCTTACGCCGTGTCAGAATCTTGAAGCAAAACGTCAAGACGTAGCATCGCTTAAGAGAATCCTTTCAGAGAGATTCTAAAGAACCATTCCGATGCGATCGGATAGTGACCACACACGATGAACCTCTTTCGCACGAGGGTGGATAGAAGCATGCGTTTGTAGACCATCAGGATACCTGTAGACAGTGAAGTACTGACGACAGTTGGTATGGAGTCATCCTTGAGATAGCAGGGGTCGAGCATGCTTTGAAGAAAAGGTCATATGTAGAACCTATAGATCTACAATAACATAATATTTCAGATCATGGGATATATATGCGATTTACCAGATGACTCAACTAAGGTCACATGGTATGAAGTAATAAAGAGAATAGATAAGGATGTGAGCCATACATGTAAGCGTGTTCCAGATATGCCAGTAGGTACTGTAACATGGATGAAAGGAGGTCGTATACCAGACTTGGGAAGAGAAAGATACGTTCATCCTGAAAATAACAAGTATGAGGCCAATATATCTTTTTCTTACTTTCGTGAGTTAGGTGAAGTAGTTGTAAATGAGTGGGTAACGATACTTGACATCGGACACTGTCGTAATAATAAGAGTTTTCCTGTAAGCAAAAGTTATCTTGTTGAGAGAATTGAAAATAACTCTACAGGTGGTTATGCATACAATCAAAAGATAAATCCAGATGTTGTAAAGGGAACCTGTACCAGTTTATCAAACGTACGTCGTGCTACTTTTGGAGAGATCGAAAAGGCAATGAAAGACGTGACCCTTCAGGTAGGGGATCTATGTACATTCAATAAAATAGGTCCTTGTGGGTCTCATTATGGTGAAAAGGTAACTATTGCTAAGATAGATCGTGGAAGTTCTTTCACCACGTTTCATGTCTCTGACAATAAAGGAACATATTCACATAGAGCTCTTACACTTTTAAAGAGAGGGGTGTCACAGGATGAACCTAAAGAAGCTGTTGTAAAAGAGAAGCCAGTGTTCAAATATGACATTGGATCCACTGTAGTATTTCATGTGAATGGTAAGTCATATGAATACAAGGTGCAAGGTAATGCGAACCATTGTGATAGAAGTGCTCCCTTTGGAGAGAATGGCGCAATATTCAATGCATTGGGGATGTCAGATAGTGCTGAAAGGTATAGATTTGCGGACAGGTTCTACCTTAGTAAACCTGCACACGGATGTTGGCCTGTTACTACTGGATCTACTGTGGAAGTAAGACTGAAGGAGTTGAATGCTCTTATTGAAGGTCTGCATCAGTTGTGTGCCAATACCGATCGAAGATTGAAACAGATCAAAGAGGAATATCCTGATGGTTCGAGTTTTATAAGTGCGTCAGGATCAGGTAATAGGTATATGATGGATCATGATAATATCACACTAAAGGTCAATAGTGACCATACTGATGTATTCAGTAACGGTGGTATTGTAGTATGCAATGGTCAATGGGCAGAGCGTGTAATAGTAGAGAAAGCGCCTGAAAAGGAAGTTGTCGAGATAGAAAACTGGAGGATCGATCATCAGTATTATAATAATTACATAGTTCTGTTGAGCGGAATAACTGATGTTACCGTGAGGACCAAAGCTCTTCACAACTTTCGTTATGCAAAAGATGATTTATCTGATGATCCACCTACTACTATCTCTGATGCTTTAGCATACGGGTTCACTTGGTCTGAAACTCCAGAAGGATCTTCTTATTGGGGTGATATACACTTAAGGGAAGTAAATAAGCCGACATATGTCGGAAAAGGTATTCGACAGCAGATGGAGGATGCCTGTGAAAAAACCGACGGAGGACCAGTGTTTGATGTTTCAGAATGGGATACGAGTAAGATGACTCCTTTGGGGGGATATCATAGCGGAGTTGATCCATATTTACCTAAAGAACCAGTAAGATCAGTAGGTCGTTACCAGGTAGACGACGATATAAAATTACCTACATTCAATAAGTAACTTTTTAATTAATCAATAAATAATTTCAAATCATGAGTAAAGCAAAAAATTCACAAACGTTAGCACAAAAGATCATTGCATTCTTCAAATTGGGAGAAGAAGGTAAAATTCAGTCATTCTTTGACAGAGAGCTTAAGAAGCTTCTTAAATTGATCGCAGGATACAATCGTAAGATAGGTAATTTCACCTATAATTATGAGCAGACATGCGATGATCTTAAGGATCAGCTTGAAGATGCTGAATCGTCATTGGAACAGGCTTACCTTGCTGTAGTACCTGAGAATGTTGCTACCAATTCAGAGCAGGATGATTTCTCTGTAATATACTGGGGTAATATTACCAATGCTGAGAATAAGATCGAACTGTTAAATGAGAAATTGACACGTGAAAAAGATGATTATGATGAAGCTGTCAAGATGATGCAAGAGAAGATCGATGACACTCAGGCACGTATCGATGTGATCGTAGGAAAATGATAAGTAAGAAACAACGGAGGTGTGCTCAGACAGGTCATGTCTGGGCATACAACCGATTGTATTTTCACTATCAATGTCGAGTATGTGGATCGGTACGCGACAAACCAGTAAAGAAAGACGATCTTGAAAAACCTTTTTAATGAAGGTAACCTTTAGAACCATCTGTAAACAATGATGGAACCTGCCCAAGTATAGTTCTGAAATGACTTATCATGAAAATGTAAGATGAACATACGTAGCTCATGCCGTAAGGAGAGATTAAAATGTAGTAATAAGGTTATTTTCATTTCATAAAAACAAAAAGATGAAAGAATCACACGATAGAAAAATGAAGAGCGCTTATCTCAGTGCGATCAAAGAGATCAAAAGCATTATAGAAGCAAATAGGGTAAAGACCCTCGTGGATCTAAGACATAGGCTTAGAAATGCAGGATTCGTCTTCAATAATAACCTGACGAATGTTCTTAGAGATAAGGGTGTATTGGGAAAAACGTCCAGTGGTAGGATCATATGGAAAGCTCCTATAGAACCTACACTTGAGATGGCAAATGCTACGGTGGATAGAATGAGAGAGATCACAAATAACTGTGTAGCGAAAGCGTTGGCAAAACCTGTCGAAACATCTTCTCCTGTTGAAACAAAGGAGGCTGAACCTCAGAATGTAATGATAAATCTCAATGGAGTAGATGTCACTTTGCCTAAAGGCACAAAGGCATCTCTTTATCCTGATGGTAAATTAGAACTTCAATTTTAGAACTTGAACAATGGATGCTAAAGATAGTAATGATCAAACATTAGTAGTGAATGATAGAGTAATATGTGTGACAGCTTCCACTCGGATGATACCGATATGCACAGAGTTGTTCAGAAAGCCCTTTCTATTGTATAAGAAGAAGAGGAAGGAAGTTACCATAGAAGAAGGTGACGATGATGATGACATCCGTATCAAGAAGTTCAATGCAAGTATGGTAAACTGTAGATTGCATAAGGATGATCTACCATCTACCACACGTGAGCAATTGAGAAATGGTACCGAGAGAGTGCTTGTTATCAAAAAGATAAATAACGGACATCTCCAGTTCTGGAATAATAAGGAATGGACACGGGAAGAAAGCTTACAGCATTTTCATCCTGCAAATAGATTTAGAAAAGTCAAAAGAAAATGGAAGTAGAAATAGAAAAACTCTTACAGTTTGTAAAATTGTTCGATAGAGGTAGTATAGCACTGTATGGAGAACATGACCATGTCAAACCTTCAATGTACATGATGGTAGGAAGATTCTCAGATAAGGGTACAGCAAATGATAGAGTGACATATACAGTAGAGGATATGAGCCATTTATCAGATGTATGTACTCTTCAGGACAGTACAGGTGAATCTATTTCAGACGTCCCCTGCAGTGATATATGTAGAACAATAACATATTCCAAGTTGGGAGGTAACTTTCGTAATGCGTTGGAAAATATTGATGCTCTACGGAGTACGTTCCACCTTATTGAAAATTATAAGGATGAAATGAAGACATGTCGCATAGTAAGGGATAACAGTAAAGTGGTCGCTTCATTGATGTCAGATGATTACGATGTTGCTGATCTCAAAAAGGTCTTAGCTCTTTCTCAATCTCAATGAGCACGTGGAACAAGGAGGTAGCTGACATTGAGGTATATCCTGATATGTTCTGTTACGTCGGTCACACTTTTGATAGCGATGATACATATGAATTCCTCTTATGTCCTCAGGTAGGGGATATAAAGGAGTTCGTTGTACGCATGCTTGATAAAGTGGGAGTGATGGGATACAACGTAAAGGGATATGACGCTCACGTGATAGAGCATATCATAAAGAGGGTACATGACTTTGATAACATGAATAATGTTGCAATATGCAATGAGATATTCAAGTTCTCAAAGGATCTGATCCATACGGAGAAGAAACCATGGCTGAAGAAACCAGTGTTACCTTATTTTGATATCTATAAATTACATCATTTTGATAATAGGAATAAGTCCTGTAGTTTGAAGTGGATAGAGTTTGCTCTACGCATGTCAAACATATCAGACCTTCCCTACCCTCCTGAAGTGCCCTTAGGTACAAAAGAAAAGATAGATGAGGTAGTGAAGTACTGTCATCATGATGTGAAGGCAACAAAGATGTTCATTGAGGCATCTGAGAAAGAGATCGTATTACGACGTGAACTGTCTAAGAAGTATGAGCTCGATCTATATGACGTCAATGAGTCTAAGATGGGAGCTGAGATAGTTCTGAAGAAGGTGTCTGAAAAGATGAATGTACCTTCTTGGGAAGTACGTAAGATGCGTACCTGGAGACCTGAAGGTATTGTATTGAAAGATATAATACTTCCGTATGTGAGTTTCAGAACACAGGAGTTCAATGAGCTGCTTGACAAGTATATGTCAAAGACAGTGAAGGACACCAAAGGTGAACTGAAGCATCGTCAATGGTTCAAAGGTATTCCGTATGATTACGGGACAGGAGGATTGCATGCATGTACCAAGAGTGGTTCATTCCATGCTGATGATGAGTATGCGATCATAGACATTGATGTAACGTCATATTACCCGAACATAGCTATACGTAATAAGCAGTATCCAAGACATCTTGGTACATCGTTCTGTTACGTGTATGAAGGTATGTTTGAGGAGCGCAAATTGCATCCTAAGGGAACGCCTGAAAACTATGTATTAAAGATCGCTTTGAACGGGGTATTTGGTTGAAATAAATTAGTGTTTTATCGCATTTAGTAGTATCTTTATAATATGAAGATAAGTACAATTGCGAATGTACACCTGCGAGGTGTATATCGAATAAAGAATATCACTACTGGTAAACAATATATCGGTAGTACAGTTATGTCGTTCTTGAAACGACTTCAACATCATCATGCGATGTTAAAGAGTGGTAAACATAAGAACACATATCTACAGAACGCATGGAATAAATACGGAGAAGATGATTTTATCTTTGAAGTAGTTGAAGTATGTGAAAAGAAGGATTGTTTGTTGAAAGAGCAAATATATCTTGATAATGAAACTGATCTTTACAATATAAACCCATTGGCAACAGGAACTCCTGATATGTCAAAGGAAACTATTGAAAAGAGAAGTATCAAAATTAAGGAAACGGCTCAAAAAGTTTCAAAATGGTATAATAAGGTTAAAGAAGGTTCAATATCTATTGACGATGTTCCAGAAAAGTATAAAGAGCGCATCCGAATATGGAGTGCTCAAGTACCTTGGAATAAAGGAAAGAAGTATGAATCTACTGATCATCTTAAAGTACCCAAGAAAACTTCAGATCGAAAGTTATTCTCTACAAATCTCAGAAAGAGATTGCCGATGATAACAGTTTACCATGAGGGTAAATTATTATCATTGTTTGAGAGTGCTAAAGATCTTGAAGAGTGGAGTCTTACAGAGAGAAATACATTACCTATTAACAGTAGGTTTTCTAAATCTCGAATGGGACATCCTATAAATTATTTGAAGTCAGCAAATATTAACAAAGCCTGTAGGACAGGTAAACCTTATAAGGGTTTGATATTTAAATTCGTGAAATAATAATTTCACAGCCCCTACATGTAGTAATACATGATAGGAATCGGATGAATTCATGGGAAGTCTTAGGTCAGTAATGACAAGATAATCATGAGCCAAGCTGAAGCAGGAATGCTACAGAAGGTGCAACGACTAATAGCATACTACCAGAACGGTAATGAAGCTAACACGAGCGTCCGACATCTCATGCGTTGAGATGATGATATAGTCTGAGCAATATGGAAACATATTGAACTTAAAGTTAAACGCTTTAGGGATAACAAAACTGAAAAGTAACGAGGTTTATTCGTATCTTTATGACCCGAAATTCTTCCTATTCATTACGGTCAATGGTCAGTTATTACTGACAATGTTAGCAGAGGACATCCTGCTCGAAACAGGGGCTGAACTACTTCAGGCAAATACGGACGGCATTACGGTGAGGATCTTAAAGACAGAGGTCGATAAGATGAAGGAATGTATGGTCAATTGGGAGAAGTTGACCGATCTACAATTAGAAGAAGCAGAGTACAAGAGTATGTTCATACGCGACGTCAACAATTATCTTGCAGTAACAACCGATGATAAGTATAAGTTCAAAGGTGCGTTTGAGATAGACAAAACGTGGCATAAGGATCATTCGATGAGGATAGTCCCAATTGCTGTAGCACGAGCATGCATACATGGTATTCCTGTTGAACAGACCATTGAAGATCACATGAATGTTGATGTGTATGATGACATAGGCTGTAAAGCTCATGGTATCTATGACTTCTGCAGTGCAAAGCGTGCTAAAGGAGGAGGGAAGTATATGACCGAGACAGCTATTGGAGTGATAGAGGACCTACCTAAGACGGTAAGGTACCATATTGCAAACGATGGAGTGTTCCTGCGTAAGATGCTACCCATGCATGTCAATAAGCAAGGTCTTGTTGAGAAGCATAAGGAGAAGTTCCCTAATCAGACAAACATATTTGATCTGATAGATGATGTTAAAGTTGAGCCTGAGCGCATATCAACTGTCGAGGTGGGTAATACCGTCGCAGTCATGAATGATGTGTCTGAGGGTCCCTATGATGTCAATCTGGATCATTATGTAAAAGAGTGTAACAAAATACTTGATAAGCTATGAAAGAAGAATTGATAAAATTTGAAACAGCAAAGCTTGCTAAAGAGAAGGGGTTTGATGAGCCTGCATATTTCTTGTACAGGAAAGGGAGAGTATATGATATATTCTCTCCTGAAATAATAAACTCTGTAAAGAAGTCTGTGATAGCAGCACCAACACAATCACTCCTTCAAAAATGGTTGAGAGAGGTGCATAAGATTGATATGTGGGTAGAGAAGTATAATGATGATATTCGATTTTTCTATCAATGTCCTAAAGTTCATGACAACGATACAGATAGAAGATTAAATCATTGGGCAGACACTTATGAAGATGCTCTTGAAGCAGGGTTGTTAGAAGCACTAAAACTTATTGAAGATGGAGGATAAAATAGAAAATTGTCTCCGATGTGGAGACCAACTTGATAACGAGATCGTTCTATGTAACAACTGTTGTGCTATAGCTATTGATACTTTAGCAGAAAAAGAGAACTATGCCGAATGGTCAGTTGAATATGGTAAATTAAGTGAAGAAGAATGAAACTTGACGAAAAGAAGAGAGGGGTGCAGATCAATGCTTATCAAGCATGGGATGCAGCTGATAATAAAGGTACTGTTGAGCTTGCAACTGGTATGGGTAAAACATTTGTTGCAATTGATGCAATGATGTCATGCAAGAAGGGTGCTAAGGTGCTCTTTCTTGCTGAGACCAATCTGCGTGAGATGGACCTTAATGCTCAGATAGCATTGTATGCCAGGTTCTTCAATAAGAGTGTGGATGATCATGTGGACATAACGTTCGCGTGTTATCAGTCAGCATGTAAGTGGACAGGACGTAAGTTCGACCTTGTCATAGCTGATGAGATTCATGATAGTCTCACGTCAGTATACTCAAAGTTCTATAGGAACAATGAGTATGATCGGATACTCGGTCTGAGTGCAACAGTGAAATCTTCACAGGTGTATGTCATAGATGGAGTAGAGGTGAGTAAAGAAGTACTGCTTGATGATATAGCACCTGTCTGTTATACCTATGATATAGGAGAGGGACAGCGTGAAGGTACAAGTAGGAAACTGAACCTCTATTTTGTCTACCATCGTCTTGATGGTACAAAGAAGGTGATCGAAGGTGGTAATAAGAAGAAACGTTTTATGACCACTGAGGCATCTCAATACAATTATCTGAATAATATGTTTCAAAAGGCAATTTATGCAGGTAATGACGGTATGTTCAAGATGGCTGCAGGTAAACGAGCACGGTTCCTATATGCTTTTCCAAGTAAAGTTGCTGCAGTAAAGCAATTACTTAAGAGTATAAAGGGTAAGTCCATAGTGTTCGGAAATGATCTTAAGGCATTGGAGGAAATAACTCCGAATGTAGTGAGATCAGCAGAGAAAGGTGTAAGGACAAAGGTGCAGCAGGACGAGCGGAACTTCTCATTGAGAAATAGGTTCGATCTTGGACGCATCAGAACAATAGCATCATTCAAGATGCTGAAACAGGGTGCTAACCTGAAGGGTGCAGACAATGTGATACAGATGTCATACTACTCAACACTTCCTGACTTTGTTCAAAGGATAGGAAGACTTCGTGTAAATGGAGATAAGATGGGTAATGTGGTAATAATGATCACGTTAGGTACTCAGGAGGAGAAGTGGTTCGATAAGATGATGAAAGATGTACCTCTTGATGAATTTACAGTGCATACATGTCGTAACATGAATGAGTGTATAAAACTATTAAAATAATGGGATTACAAGAGAAGATCAAAGAGTTTCTTAAGACGTACGGCAAACCTGATCATCCTGATATGGATGATTCGATACATATGTTGTTGATGGATGATCACTTCTATTACATTACTGATGATCTCAGTGGTTATTATATCAAGAAGGACATAGCAGGATTGACAGATGTAGATGAGTTGGTGCATGAGTTTTTATATAACAGTAAAGAATGAGGTAGAAAAACAATGAAAAGATGATAGCAATAGATGAGAAGAAGGCGATAAAGAGCGGGTTGACATTCAACGAGGTGTTCTTTTTGAGAGGATTGATGGAGGGCTATAAAGATAAGGTCCATATTGTGAACGTAGACCTGTTGAAGAACAGGAAATTGATCTCTGATGAAGCGGAGATCACTGACGTAGGTAAGACATTGGTGGGAAAGATATTCTGTGATGTGTCAAGAAGACCTATAGTTCTGCCGAGAGAAGCAGAGGTACAGGATCTTTCTGAGAAGTTCAGAGAGCTGTTTCCAAAGGGAGTGAAAAGTGGTGGATACGCCGTGAGAAGTAATATCAAGAACATCTCACATAAGATGAGACTGTTCAAATCTGAATGGCCTCAGTATACTGACGAACAGATACTTAAAGCAACTGAAAAATATGTGAAGGAGAAGGAGAGAGAAGGATATGCGTTCATGAAGACCGCAGAGTATCTCATAATGAAGGATAGAAATTCAGCACTTGCATCCTTGATAGATGCTACAATAGAAGGCGCAGATGACACAACAACCTGGGGAAGACGTATATAAGTTAGCTCTGGCTCAAATTGAGCTTAGGCGTGACAGAGCACTGTCAGGACATGCTAACTGTATACCTAATCCGTTCAAACGGACAAGTGAGGTCTCTCCAGGAATAGAGCGTGGTACATATGATATTGTAACCGCTAACTCTGGAATAGGTAAATCAAAATACACAAGGTTCAACTATGTGATGGTTCCTTACATGTTCATCAAGAGTAATCCTGATGCAGATATCAGATTGAAGATCTTTTACTTCTCCTTAGAGGAGAGTAAGGAGAAATTCATGATGTCGATCATATCTTACTACCTGAATTGGAAGTATAAGATACGTGTATCAGTGAAGCAGTTGCGCTCGGTAGGTAAACTCGGATACAGTCTATCTGACGACCATCTTGAAAAGATCAAAGAGGCACAGGAGTTCTTTGCTGATCTTGAAAAGATAGTCACGGTCATAGATGACATCAAGAATCCTACTGGGATATTCAAAACAATGAAGACATACCATGAACAGAATGGTACGTGGACATTCAGAGAGTATCATGAGCCTAAGACAGGCAATCTGAGAAGAGTGCATGACAAGTATGATGCAAATGATCCCAATGAGTATGTGATATGTATCACTGACCACGTAGGACTGCTTCATGCTGAGAAAGGACTGAGCAAATGGGAGACCATAGGTAAATTCTCTTCTGAATATTGTGTAGAGTTGCGAAATAAGTATGCTGCCATCATGGTGAACATACAGCAACAGAACGCAGATAAGGAGAAGAAGCAGTTTACCTTCAAAGGTACTTCGATTGCTGAGAAGCTTGAGCCGTCACTTGACGGTTTGGGATTGAATAAGAATACACAACAGGATGCTGATAACGTGTATGGACTATTTGCGCCAGACAGGTATCAACTACCTGAGTGTGAAAGGTATAATATTGAGGTGATGCAAGATCACTTCAGATTATTGATAACTCTCAAAAGCCGTGATGGTGAAGAGAATGTGAGGACACCTCTGTTCTTTGATGGAGCATGCAGTAATTTCTTTGAGATGCCAAGAGCAGAGAGTACAGCAGAGGTGAATGAAGTGTACACTCATGTACAGAATTTATACAATTAAATATGGGAGCGATAGGAATATTAGTGATAGGTCCAAGCGGGACAGGAAAGAGTGCATCATTGAGAAATATGGATGCCAAGACAACATATCTGATGAATGTGCACGGTAAACCGTTGCCGTTCAAGACCGATGGTTACAAGAAAGTAGGACCAGGTGAGAAACCTGACAGCGGTAACATGTATGTGACAGATGACGTGTCCACCATGATGAAGGTGATGCAGTTCGTAAGTGACAGCATGCCTCATGTGAAGGATATTGTGATCGATGATTGGCAGTATGCGATGAGCAATGAGTTCATGCGTAAGGCGAATGAAAAAGGATACGAGAAATTTACTCAGATAGCATTGCATATATGGGAACTTGCAAATAAACCTACTGAACTACGTGATGATCTGACGGTCACATATCTTACTCATGATGAGGAGATAATAGACTCTCAGGGAGTACGTAGAAAGAAGGCAAAGACCATCGGAAAGCTTGTTGATGAGAAGATCGTCCTTGAAGGAATGTTCAGTATAGTTCTCTATTCTGACACGGAATCAAGGGATAATAATGGTGTGAAGGAGATCGACCATGTGTTTGTTACCCAGAATACGGGTGCAACAACCGCAAAGTCTCCTATGGGAATGTTCAGCGACCTCAAGATCTCTAATGATCTAAAGGTGGTTGTTGATACAGTGAACGACTTTTATGGTCGTAAATGAAAGGTCCGAAAGGATCCCAAGAGTGAACGCTTAAAATAATAAAAATGAGCGAAGTAACAGAAGGAGTGAGCATCAAGATATCTGATGTGATCAACATGATGGGTACAGGGTTTACCCGAACACCGAAGAATGCTAATTATAACTCTGAGATAGGGTCAATAATGGAGCATTATGACCTTGATGAGAAGAATACAAGAGAACTGTTCAGACATCCAAAATTGAGTGGATTGAAGACATCAGTACCGTTTGTTCCTGTATTCTCAGTGATTGATGATGTGGCAGTAGGAGATAGTCCTGCAACTGTAGATAATACAGGTGAGCCAGTGGATAGTGCAAATGAAGAATCTAACGACTAAGAAATATGGCAGTAGGAGTGAGAGATGGTAGCGAACAAGTAACAGGAGGAAACTTCTTGCGAACGGGAGCTACTTTAGTGGAGGTAGCAGTTGTCGCACCGACAATTGAGCAAATGAAGACGATTCTCGGATTTGATGACCCGAAAGAACCTGGATCACCAGTTGATACAGATGAAAAGGGAAATCCAAGAGTGAGAATCGATGTTTGGATACAACGTCCTGAGGACAAGTTCCAGACAAAGATCGCTTTCTTCCTTGTAAAAGCTGACAGTGTCGCTTCTACAGGAAAGATCGAGTGGGTAAATAATAAAGGACAATTCTGTTACGGACCTAAAGACGGGGGAGATCCCAACTATGAGTGGTTCGATCTTGAAGGTGCTCGTAAGGCATTTCAGGGAGAGCGTACCTTTATCAATTGGTTGAGAGCATTGACCAACCACAAAGGCGGTAAGACCGCAGATGATATGTATCTTGATACTTGGGATGCCATCTTTGCAGGAAACTTTGCAGAGATCAACAGCATCATTACTGCAGCAAACCAGAAGGGAAACCGATTCGGAATGTTGTTCGGTGTACGTACTTCAGCAGAAGGAAAGCAGTATCAGGGAGTATACATGAAATTGTTCACTCGTCAATATGGTAATCTGTTCGGTGAGTTCCAAGGTTCTCTCAATGGAGAATATGGTGCTTATAAGCATGATTATCAGAATAGTCTTGTATGGCAGCCTTATGGAGGTAATGCCACTGTAGGAACTCCTGAAGGAGCTACAGCAGCAGGATCGGATGACGGTGCCGCACCTTGGAAATAACACTTGAACATGCCTGTACACGTAAATCATACTCTGACAGTGGATCGCATTCTGTCCAGAGTGGGAGAAATAGACATCTATCAACGTTACATCGGTAATGTTGGACTAAGACAGATGATAAATTCCCCGCTCAGACAGGATGATGATACACCTTCTTTCCGTCTTTATGTCGGAAGTGGAGGAAATGTCAGGTTCAAAGATTTCGGTACAGGCGTTACAGGTGGAGTTTTCGATCTGGTAAGCCTTCTGTATCCAGGTCTCAACTTTTCAGAAGTACTTGAAAAAGTATGGAATGAAATGAATTGTCATGCGCAGGTGGATACTGTGCAGGTGACATATCCTAAAAGAGCAGTGTCCAAACCTGATCTACTCGTTGCGAAACGAAGAGCATCAGTAGAGGACATTGCCTATTGGGATGAGAACGGCATTACGAAGGATACCCTCAGTAGGTTCCGTGTATCTCCTATTTCGAGATTTTGGATCGATAGATCTCTTTTCATATGTAGAAGTCCTTCTTTTGCATATGATCTGTTGACCGAATGGAAGATATATAGACCTTTTGAAAAGAGGCTCCGATTCATATCAGGAGGTGACACGCTTCAAGGATACGACCTTCTACCTGAAAAAGGGGAAGTATGCGTAATTCAGAAGAGCTATAAAGATGTCATGCTCCTGCATGAATTCGGAATCCCTTCGTTTGCACCGCAGGCAGAATCAGTAGATGTCAAACAGGCGATCATGGACGATGTCCGAGAACGCTTTGAAAAAGTGTACATATGGGGTGATCCTGATTCATCAGGAGAAGCCTTTATGCAGAGACACGTTGATGAATACGACATTCTACCTGTTGTGAATGATGATGGCACTAAGGATATTACCGATCACTGTAAAGAGTTCGGTAAAGACAGTGCCAAGAAAATGACCATAAGACTCTTAAAGATATGAGTGGAAGTAGAAATCGTACCGCAGGACATAACTGGGAACGAGTGTGTTGTAAGAAGCTTATTGGAATCTATCCTGATGTAGTGACATCACGGGCAGAAAGTAGAACACGGGATGACCAGAAGGTCGATCTGTGCAAAACTGGAGTGTTGAATGTGCAATGTAAGACACGTTCTCAAAAGGAGGATTACGTCAAGGTACTTGGCGAAATGCCTGATGAGGAAGGTCAGATCAATGTGATATTTGACAAGCAGACACGTAAGAAGGGAACACGTTTCCTTCCTGCAGGTGAATTCGTGCATATGCATTTGGATGATTTCATAGACCTAATACGTAAAGCCAATATTTATAATGCGCTTTAATCCATATAGATGATGTTTGGAAATCAACTTTCCAATGACACGCTCGAAGCTATTGATGGGGTATTGACCCCATACGATAGAGAAGTGATCGAAATGACCACAGTAGATAAGTTACGATCTGAAGTAGAATATGCATATGATGATGCCAAAGGTATTGTCATGGGTGCTGTTCATAATAATTCAGTAATAACTGCAGAAACTGAAAGGTTCAATGAGATACAAAGAGCATATTCCCTGCTGATGCAGGAGATTGAGAGTCACCTTGATAAAGGTGGCATATTACTTTAAATCCTTAAATAAATAAAATGACAAGGACAGTATTTGTAAAAGCTGATGGCGTAGCTCGCCCTCATAAATTTGAAGGGTTCTCAGGAGCCACATACGGAGAGTTCAAACAATTCGTAAAAGATCAAGGGTCAGACCTGAGTTTTGACGGTAACAAACGTATCGTACTTAAATCTTCAGGAAGTGATCTTGTAGATGATAATGCCAAGATGTCTGACGTTGATAACGATGTGATCTTCATCATGGTAGATAAGATGGAGAACGGAGCATCATATGATTCTTTGACATATGCGGAGCTTAAGGAACAAGCACGTGAGATCGTCCTCAAAGACGGCGATAATGCACGAGCATATTTCGGTTCATATCATATGGTACCACGTTTAGCATTGGTTGCTCTATTGAACGGGTATGTCAGTGCTGCACCACAGACTGCTGTTGTAGCAGAAACTGTAGAGGATACGGATGAGATGATCAAGTTACGTGCTGCATATGGAGATCTTCTTGCAGCAATGAATGAGCTCGGTGAAGTTCTCTTGGACAGCACCAGTGAGCAGTTCGGAGGATTCTCTCTTGATGATCTGAATGCAGATTGGGAAGCTCATAATGAAGCTACCAAGAAGCGCAGAGGGTAATTAACACTGATAGGGAGGGGTGTAAAAACCTCTCCCATATCATAATAACAAGAACATGAAAAAAGTGCTCGTAATAGAAGCAGGTGATGAGACGATGCGTCTGATACAGGATGCGGAAAATCTCAGGACCACCAATTATAATTATAGCAGTGCTCCTCCTGCTGATGCTGAAGAATGTCAGACGATCGTCAATTATGCGAACAGCGATGAGTTCAGTAAAGAGAGCTTGAAATATGGACCTCTTATGAAGTTCATGGAAAAGATCGTCAAAGCATCCAATAGCGTATTAGGAAAGGAGTCATGTGAAATGAGGGTAATGAAGTATAGGTACGAAAATTCATATGCTATTTATGCAACCTTTAAAATGGGAGATATAGAGCTCAGAAATGATCTTGGCTATAAATTCTTATTGAGAGAAGTATATATTGAGACAGAATTTGCCATGTCAACAACTACAGGAAATTATAAACTCAAAAGTCTGAGAATGATGCGGACCAGGTATAATACTCTTGAGGCAGCAGCAGGGTTCATGTATTCACATGCCACACGTATTTACGGTGTAGGTGGTAATGCTGTTAATATGCAATGGAGCGGTTGCTGTTTAGGAACATCTTCTCTTTATCAAGAGTTCAGTAAACGTTACAGGACAGTAAGTTTCTTTGATGCGGAACAGTTCATATTCATACTTCAGAACTATGTGTCATGGGAAAGCCTCACAGGTGGTCCATATGTTAAGATGGAAGATGTGATCACTAACACAATAGGTGAAAGTGTTAATGTAAAGAGTAAAAACCATGACATAACAAAAGAGGCTTTAGAGAATTTTACAAAGATCGTAGAGACAGGGTCACTCGAAGCGTCAATAAGTGATTCTGAGATATTCATAACGCCTGAGAGTATTGATGAGGCGCTCCTTAATATGAGTACTGCAGCATTCCATAGGAATTTTCAATATGTTCCTGAATGGAGAGAGAATCTTAAAGTGACGCAGCTTACAGGAGAAAGTGAAAATGGGATAGACTTCAGAGGAAAATCCATGAAAGCTATCACACATCATCCTGATAAGGGAGAATATGATGATGTTATCACGCAGATGTTCTGTCATGGTAATCCTGAATGGAAACAAGTATTTATCAAGTACGCCAATGATCTACTTTATGCAAGGCATAATGAACTGATCATTACAACAGATAAACCGACAAGAGGTAAATTAACATTAAAGGAAGCATGAAAAAAGAAGAAAAGAAAGAATCTACTGAGAAGAAGGTTGAGAAAAGGATCTCTCATTCAGTTACCGAACTCGGTAGTAAAGGGAAGCTGATAATCACACGGAAAGTGAAGGCTCAGATCGATCAATTACATAGGATAGTAGGAAATAAGGAGTGGTGCGGTTTCATACTGTATGAAAAGGTGTCAGGTAATATTACCGATCCTTCAACATATGTAGCTAAGACCACAGGTCTATATCTTATGGACATAGGCAGCGAAACATATACTGCAAGTGATAATAATCCATTGGATATTGTAGAGATGGATAAAAGAGTACCTGAGTTCATGACAAGCCGTTACGGTCTTGTGCATACTCATCACACGATGACAGCATACTTTTCAGGAACTGATATTCAAGAACTGCATACCAATGTAGGTAACTATTCTTATTATCTGTCTCTGATACTGTCAATGCGTACTCAATATGTGGCAAAGGTTGTAAAGCTTGTGACATTTCCTGAGAATGCGGTAGAACTGCATGATGAGGATGATAACAGTAAAGGAAAGGTAACCTTAAGAGGAATGCAGACGATGATCTCATTCGATCTTGATGTTGAGATAGAAGGTCAGGAAGAAGATCCTATTGTGGATCTACGTGTTAAAGAGCTTCTTGAGATCAAAAAGAAGGAAAAAGCTCTTAAATTCTCATCAGGATATAAATTTCCATCAGGACATACTTCTGCTCCTGCTCATGGACATGAATTGCCGTCATTTTGGTATGATGATACTCCCAGTGGTAAAAAAGGACGTCAGTTGACATTTGATCCACATTTCGGACGTGAAGAAATGCCTACAAGTATTGTGACAAGTCATACGGCGCGTGAATCATTGAGACAGATACTGTCTCTCGGTAAGAAGGATCCTAATGAGCTTGGGCAGATATTCGTAGAACTTGCGAGTATGACAAAGCCTGAACTTGCGACATATCTTACTTCGCTTTCAAAATCGTTCTCTATGAGCGTAGTGACAGATTTCGGAGTTGATAATGCCGCAGAAGCTGTAGAGTACATGAAGGAGATCCTTTTCGGATTCGGCAGAAATGAAATATTTGAAGAGGTGGTTGATGAGCTATATGATCTCATTGAGTCTGAGGAAGCAGTATTCACAGAGATGCTGTCATATTGATAAAAGAATGATCTATGAGTGAAATAAAAGATTCCCATATCAGGTTCAACAAGGTTGATTGGTATGGAGCAAACAGAGAAATAACTATCGGTGGTGTAGGAACCATCGGTAGTTGGCTGACCTTCTTACTCGCAAGAGCAGGAGATCATGAGCTTCTCATGTATGATCCTGATGTTGTTGAAATAGAAAATCTTGCAGGACAACTGTATAATAAGGAGCATGTAGGCGAAGGAAAAGGAAAAGCAATGAGTAACATGTTGAGAGCCTTTACAGAACATCCTTCTAAGAAGGTGTTCGTGTTCAAAGAGTTCTTTGATGATACATCCCATGCGCATCCAGTATGCTTTTCATGTTTTGACAATATGAAGGCCCGTAAGGATATGTTCGAGAGATGGAAGTCAAATTCTAACAGAGAGATATTCATTGACGGGAGAATGACAATTGAGAGTTATGAGGTATATGCTGTAACGCCAGGTAGGGAAAAAGAGTACGAAAAGACCCTATTTGACAGTAGTGAGATAGAGGAGGAACAGATCTGTTCTCTCAAGAACACTTCTCATACAGGTGCTCTCATAGCAGGTAGAATGGTTTCAATATTTACGAATCATCTTACCAATCAAAAACTTGGAATTCCTCTTAGGACAATACCGTTCAAGGTACGTGAGGAAATGCAACTACAACGAATAGAGATATGCAAATAGAAATAGGTAGAATACTCAGTTCCACTGTTTTAACAACGCCATGTGAGAATACCATAGTAGGAAATTATATATCAGTGTGTGAAGCACTCCTTGGAAAACATGAGTATGAAAGTAACCATCTCAGGTATTCTGTAGAGCATGATCTCTCAATAGGTCGTTTTTCGATAGTTACCAAAAAGAAAGGAATGGAGATCCGAGAAGCGTTCTTAAAGGCAGCTCTCAATGGTGAAAAAGTCTTTTTAATAGATAATGAACATGTTATAATAGCTACCATCAAAGAAGGAATTCCTGTAAAAGGGTATGAAGACATGAAGAATAAGATCAAAGAACTAAATGAAGATCTTAACGATGATATCACAATTAAAATAAAAGAAGATGAGGAACGATTACTTCAAGAAGAAAGCCGCTTCGCAGACATTGCTTTCACAGTTACGAGTACACCCACTGCATGCTAAGGCAATGATAGACGGAAAAGAACTGTCCATGACAGAAGCGTTGGTTGACGGAAGCATGTTCGATAGCATGATGTTCGATACCAGAGAAGACTTTGAGCAGCAGTTTGTAGTGCTGAAGTACCCTAATGCTTTTCCTGAGGCTAATACTAATCCAGGTAAAGTAGTAAAGGCTGTCAAAGAAATGATAGCTGAGACGGGCGGATATAAGGAGAGTATGATCTCTCTTGCTCATACTAAGTTGGGTATTAAAGAGAGTGTGACATCTGTCTTTGATAAACTTGTGAAGGGGAATGCTCCTGAGCACTTTGAAGAGCTCGGTTCATTGAACGGACGTCTTGGTGTGACCAGAGAGAAGATCAATAAGTTTGAGGTACTAAGGAAGCAATTGCTCAATCACCCTACTGTAGGATGGTTGTTCAAGGATGATATTACTCCTTGGGACACAGTGAAAAAGATCATTGACTCAGATGATAAGCTTCTACAGGAAGTTCATTATCAGGTAGCAGTACATTGGGTCGTCAGTGATCTGGACTGTAAGGGTCTACTTGACATCATGGTCATCGATCATGAGAATAAGACCATCAAAGGATATGACCTGAAGACGACATCGTCAAAAGATCATGACTATGAGAAGTCTGCAGTAAAGTACGGATATGACACTCAAGCAGGTATGTACCTGTTAGCCCTTCAGGCGTATCAACAACAGCATGAAGAGCTTAAGGATTATACTCTGATCAGAGATTTTGATTTTGTATTCGTTGAGAAGTCAGGAACATTTGCTCCTATGATATTTAGAATAGGAAGTGCTGATACAACACGGGCCATCAATGGCGGTGATAGATATGGTAAGCGCCGTAAAGGTGTCTATACTCTATTGCACGAATTGAATTGGCATCTGAAGAACGATAAATGGGAATATCCTCAAGAGGTATATAACCAAGGACACGTAACAGGACAGATCTATGACAACGCTTTATGAGAAAACACCTTTTGTAGGGATAGTATCCCTCAATGGATTCAGTATTCAGATAGGTGTCAAAGACACTGATGACATTACTGACGTAGAAACTTTACGACCAGGAATCACGATATCAAAGACTTTGATGCGTGTCGATCATAAGGGAAAGAGGTTTCTGCATCAGGGAGATCATGTCTACGTACCTGAGAAAGGATGGTATCAGCTTAATGAGCTACAGCTTATTAAGAAGGTCAATGGCGTAAGACTGTATCGTGGTATTACCATGTATCGGTCTGACACCTCATTGATGGCTCTACCTTTCTTAGGAGGAGACAGGAAGATGTTCGGTTATACTGAGCATATGATGAATGCCTTCTGTTTCAGGGAAGGAGAGAAAGAAGGTCAGTACCGTATATGGGTACTCATAAGGATAGGGGACAGTACAGGGTATGAACATGCGAATAACGCACTGACCTCATCTCCATGTCTGATAAATACAGAAGAGTACGGAGGAGAATTCATTATTCATACCTTTACTATCCCTAATGTATTCAGACCCGACTTTGATCTTTTTCTGAAGAGTAAGTTCAGTAGAATGTCAGAAGGAGCAAAAGAGAGGATCTATGATTTTCACAAAATACAGGACAGACACAATCGGTTGCGCATGCAGCTTGAAAGAAGTAAACGTCTTCGTGAGAACATGGAGAAAGAATGGGATCTTGAAGAACCTTTGAGTCCTCAGGTTGAATTGCGGGATCCTCTCTCTATAGAGCGTGAGACCTTTTACGACCGATATATAATAGATGATGGAAGGAAAAGAAAAAGCACTTAGAGGCATATTCGGTGACGGATGGTTTGATGCTATGAGACCTACTCTGATGTCAGAAGGGTTCGATAAACTCGGACACTTTCTGATGGAGGAGAGGAAGAATAAGGTCATTTATCCAGAACATGAGCATGTGTTCCGTGCATTCAAAGAGACTTCATTTGAAACTCTGAAGGTGGTATTCCTCGGGCTTGATCCTTATATCAATAAGGGTCAGGCTCTCGGAAGATCATTCGGAATAGATATGAACCAGACGAATGGTAAAATACCACCGTCATTGAGAGTTATACATAAAGAACTTGAGAGCGATCTTGATTGTCTCAGTATCAATTTTGATTACACATTGGAAGGGTGGGCAAACCAGGGAGTACTGATGTTGAATACAGCTCTCACAGTAGAGCATAAAGCAACAGGTTCACATCTTCATCATTGGGATCCGTTCTTAAAAGGTGTTATCGATGCTGTAAACGCAAAAGATGACAGGGTGATATTCATCCTATTGGGTAAGAAGGCTCAAGGGTACAGACAATTTCTGAATCCTGATGCGACATTCACTATTGAAGCACCTCATCCTGCTGCGGAAGCCTATGCAGGCGGTAAAGCAGGGTTCTACGGTAGTAGAATATTCAGTAAATGCAACTCCATGTTGTATATGCTGACCAAAGAAGAGATCGATTGGAACA